GTGCATCCAGTCACCATATTGTCTGTCGATGCGTTGTCCTCCAATCTCAACTTCAACCATTGAGATAAGTTGCTCACCAGGGTAGTCTAACCAACGAGCGTAAGTTTTCTCGCAAGTTGCAGGAGATGTTCCACAGCACCCTTCTTGGCCAATCTCTGGGAGAGTGACCTGAAGATAGGTGCGGTATGCAAGATCACCATTTCTGGAGATAGTGCACTGGACACGGCGACCAAAATCTGCCTGTCCGTTAAATGTTTGTTCAATTGATTCCATAGCAAAGTTGGTGTGTCTGCGGTAAGTTACTTTCCAGAAAGTAATCTGTGGATTACCTGTAAGATAAACGTCTTAAGTTACTTTCCAGAAAGTAATCTGAGGGTTACCTGTAAGGTAAACGTCTTGTGCGCCATAGGCTACGAGCTGCATTAATCCTCCTCCCATTTTGTTATACTATTGCTAAAGAAAAAAAAATTTTCATTTTAATTTTAATATATTTTTAGGTTATGGTAAGATACAAAAAAAATAATGTTTATTTTAACATTGTTTTTCTATTCAAAGTGGATTACTACATTTGACTTATAATTTTGTTTATATCGAAATTATTTTCTAAGAATTGTTTTAAATAATTATCTAAAAAAACTTCTTTTTTCCCTTCATGATTTTTTGTAAAAATATACATATCCTTTTTTTTCTTTATTCGCCATCCTTCTTCTAAAGCATTATAAAGAAACGCCATTTTATGTAATTTAATAGCATCAATTTGCATAGTATTATTGATATTTTTGTCAATATCCATTAAATGTTGGAGAGAAAGATAATATTAAATTCTAACTTTATTTTTGGAGTATTAACAAAATATATAATTAAATAAAAGAAATTAATATACTATAATGCCTGCCTTTAAACCAAAAGCCAATAAAAAAATATTGGTATCAAAGAAATCTAATGTCACGGTTGATAGCAAACATCAAGAAAAAATGATAGAATTTAAAAAAAATGAGAATACAATAATACCTAAACTAAAGGAGGAACGAAGAACATATAAGACTAAATTAAAAAGCCAAAACCTATCGATTGATGAAACATTAGAATTAAAAGATAAAATTAAACAACATACAAAACAAATTAATAAGTATGAAAAGGAACGTAAAAATTATTTATTAGATAATTCCAAATATGTATTTGATTATTATGAAAAAAAAAAGGAATTGGCTGATGGAAATGATAGTAAAACAAAGGTTTTGTTTTCGTTTTTTAATAAAAATAATGAAACAAAATCTAAAAAACAAGAAGTAAATAATACTCAAAGATATCTTAATAATATCGATGAATCTTTTTTAGATATAAATGATTATGTTCATTCCCATGAAGTATGTGATAAGTGCAGTGGAGAACTAATTCCAGTAGAATCTGAAGGAGTGATGATTTGTAAAACTTGTTCCCATCAAATTAATTTTATTATAGAACATGAAAAGCCTTCGTATAAAGAACCACCTAAAGAAGTATGTTTTTACGCTTATAAGCGTATAAATCATTTTCGCGAAATATTGGCTCAATTTCAAGCAAAAGAGACTACTCAAATTCCTGACGAAGTACTCAAAAATATTACATTACAAATTAAGAAAGAAAGGATAACATTGGCGCAAATGAGTAATAAAAAAGCAAAAGATATTTTAAAAAAATTAGGATATAATAAATACTATGAACATATACCTTTTATTAAAGATAAATTAGGTATAAAACCTCCGATTATGAAACCACGATTAGAAGAAACCTTATGTTGTCTTTTTTTATGGATATACAAAAGCCTTATGCTAAACACTGCCCTGATGATCGAGTGAATTTTTTAAATTACTATTATGTACTATATAAAATGTGTGAATTGTTAGGCGAGATTCAATTCTTATCTTTTTTTCCGATGTTAAAAGATCCTGTGAAGCGTATTGAGCAAGATGATATTTGGAAAAAAATTTGCAAAGAATTGCAATGGGAATTTATTCCAACAATATAATTCTTATTATAGAAGTAAAAATTATATGATTATTGTGGATTATCAACTAGTTTACCTTAACGAGGGAACCCAACAAGATTTGCTCCCATACCGAATCCAGCTCCAGATCGTGCAGAAACAGCCATACTTGGTACATAGGTATCTAAGATACTGAATGTTGCAGCAGCAGTCAAAGCAATAAGCATGACCTCATCCAAATTCATGGAACGTTTGGGAATTGCGTAGGCAGCGATAGCTACCATAATACCTTCAACAACGTATTTAACGATGCGTCTGACGAGTTCGCCAATGTCTAAAACTTGTCCTAATTGTCCGAGCATTTTATATAATTCATCAAGAAAAAAAAATATATATATCTAATAAAAAAACTTAAAATAAGATGACTAGAAATAAAATATAATGACAGATAAAAATAGCTATGAGAACCAATTTATGTCCAATGGTACTAAAAATCCTAAATATGTTGATTTATTAGAAGAAGATAAGCCAATTGCCGGACAGAAATTTTGTTGTGTGAGTTTTGTATCACCAGAAAAAATTCTGAAAAAGAAAGAATTATTTTACTTTCAAGAATTCCTAAAACATTGGGATTTTACTAAATCAACCCAAAAATTTACACAATTTCTAAACTTTATGGCTTTTAAATATAATCTTAATTTTGATAAGATTATGGCCGATTTTCAGGAATACACTAAATCAGAAGCAGACGAACTTAGTCAAACCACCCTTGATGATGATTACAAAAATTTCCTAGACGCTAAAGAAGAGGCTCTAGAACAAGATTTTAATGCCACATTTAATTTTCAAACTAGTACTCGTGGAATTAAAATACGAGGATCATATCCTACACAACAGGAAGCAGAGTTGAGATGTAGAATGCTCAGAGAGGTAGATCCAAATCATGATATAATGGTAGGTCCAGTGGGTTTGTGGATGCCTTGGAACCCAGAAGCATACAAAACAGGTCGTGTGGAATATTTGGAAGATGAGTTGAATCAATTAATGAGTGAGAAAAACTTAAATGAGAAACAAGCCAAGGTCGCATTTGAAAAACGCGTTAAAGCAGCGAAACGCGCTGCTATTGAAGAAAATGTTAAAATTGCAAAAGATAGTGGTAATAAATTAACACAAAATATTGATAATGATGGTAATCTGGTAGGTGTTGCTAATATGAATACCACTGAATCTGGATTAAATGGGGAGGTGTCTTCAGCAGATATTAGAAAAGAGCTTTTTGAAGGCGCTAATATTAGAACACGTGAATCTGATAAAGCACAAGAAGCCGCTCAAGAAGCCGCTCAAGGAGCCGCTCAAGAAGATAAAGTAGATATGGAAATTACAGAAAAGAAAGAAGAATAAATAATTTTATAAAATTGATTTATAAAATTATATATATATATTATTAGTAAAGATGAATGCTAATAAGCGAAAACTTAATTTTAATGCTAAATTACCACCAATGACAATAGTACAACCCATTGATAATAAACTTACCGAAAATACTCTACAAAGTTCTAATAAAAATAATACAAAAGATATAAAGAAAAAAAAGAAGAAAAATCCTAAAAGATGCCAACTAAAGGGATGTAAGAAAAAGTTACCTATTACCGCGTTCGATTGTAGATGCGACAAAAAATTTTGCAACTTACATACAGCCGCAGAAAATCATAATTGTACTTTTGACTATAAAACTTTTCATAGGCAAAACTTAATAGATAAAGCTGGATTAGGGGGTGGTCAGATAGATAAAATAGCTAATAGGGTATAATTACCAACGACTTTTCTTAACATTTATGCGTGGTCCTTTTCTTTGTGCTTTGGGATCAAATACTTCTTCGTCATCGTCAGAACCAATGTCTTTTGACATTTCCCAAAATTCCTTAGAACCGAGTTTAAATTCTCGGTGAGGATCTCCCTTGTACCAAAATATTTGATCATCTAATTTATTAGATTTTGCATTATTAGATATTACTAAACATTCATAATTTTCCGTGCATTGATCCATTACTTGACAAAAGCTCTCAAATGTCGGAAACATTCCTGCATAATTTTCATATATGCGTTTTCTATTATTAATATAAGGTTCACGAAGAATAAACGTATAATCAATATTTGTTCTTAAATTTGGAGGAACTCCT